GGCACACCGGCACCGAACAGCATTCAGGATCTGTGGGCACAGCTGTATCTGCTGGACGGCGGTATCCGTCTGGGGCGGACTGTCACCGGATTTCGGGAGATGTATTTCAACAGCAATACCCACGGCGGACACTTCACGACCTATGAGGCAAAGGAAGATGCACAGAAGGCCATACAGGACAAGATCGGCGACATCTGCATCAGCATGAAAGCCGAGGATTATTTGCAGCTGCCGGAATTGGTGTATGACACGATCCCGGTGCAGCTGGACAGTAAGGCAGCGAAAGCGTATCAGCAGCTGGAAAGGGAAATGCTGCTGGAGGTGGACGAAGCTACGATCGATGCCGGATCGGCGGCAGCGTTGTCCAACAAGCTGCTGCAGCTGTGTAACGGGGCTGTATACGACGAGAACCGCAGTGCGGTAGAGATCCACCGGTGCAAGCTGGAGGCGTTTGAGGAGCTTCTGGAGCAGTTGCACGGGGCACCGGCACTGGTGTTTTACAATTTCCGGCATGACGTCACACGGATCACTGCGTTGCTGGCGGGATCTAAGCTGCGTGTCCGTGTACTGCAAAATGCACAGGACGCAGCGGACTGGAACGCCCGTCAGATCGACATTCTGCTGGCGCACCCGGCATCTTGTGCCTACGGGCTGAATTTGCAGCAGGGCGGAAACCACGTGGTCTGGTTCGGACTGAACTGGTCCTTGGAACTGTATCAGCAGGCAAACAAGCGGCTGCACCGGCAGGGGCAGACAGCTACGGTTTTTGTACATCACCTTGCAGTGACCGGCACACGGGACGACGATGTCCTTGCTGCCCTGCAGGACAAGAACGCGACGCAGGACGCCCTGATCGACAGTCTGAAAGTGAGAATACGCAAAGCGAAGGAGGCACAGCCATGACCAAGCCCTGTGAAGCCTGCGGGAAGATGATGATTGAAGTGAAAGGCGACAGGCGGTTCTGCGGCGGGTGCCTGCAGGTACGGCGGAAAGCGTACCAGAGGGCGTATCGGGAGAGGAAGAAAGACAACGCACGGCGAGTGTAACGTGAACGCTCGGCGAGCGTAGGGCGTGCGTTGGCGAGCGTAAGAACAGGAGGAAAACGACATGGAAACCAATCAGACAAAGAAGCCATCGCTCTGCTGGAAGTGCAAGAATGCTGTGCCTAGTGCATCAAGTGGGTGCAGCTGGTCGAGAGCATTCCAGCCTGTGGAGGGCTGGACGGCGGAGAGAAAGCACACGGCAAAGGGTAACGGTTCGGCAGACGACGTGTACGAAACGTACTGCGTGACGGCTTGCCCGGAGTATCGCAAAGACGATGGCTGCGATGTGCTGTGCCGGAACGATGAGGGCTGTCTGCGGATCGCAGAACACGTCCTGCGGTTGCAGATGAACAAATACCGCAGTGCGTTGCAGCGGTACGCCAGATCACGGAGTGACAACGATCTGGCACAGCTGAAGGCGGTGGAACGGGAACTGTTTACGCCGTACTATGCAGCACTGATGATGCACAGCGTTGACCTGCGGCAGGTTTGCAATGAGGAACGGCGGCGGGTCGGGCTGCCGGAACTGGAGGAGAGAGAATGACTAAAGAAGAACTACGCCGATACAGCAGCATCCAGAGAGAGCTTGCCGACATTGCAAGGCGGCTGAAAGCGCTGGAGGAGAACAAGGGCTGTCATGGCATGGCATACGGTGACACACCGCATCAGCGTGGAGAACCGTTATCAGAGGCACAGCGGTATGTGGAGAAAAAAGAAACGCTGGAGGAGCTGTATCGGAAAAAGTACCGGACTTTGCTGGAGGCACAGACGGCAGTAGAGAACGCTATCGAATCTCTGCCGCCGGAACTGCGTCGGCTGATGCGGTATCGCTATCTGGACGGCATGACCTGTGAACAGGTCTGCGTAGAAATGCCCTGCTCCTGGGACACGTTCCACCGGTGGCACAGAAAGGCACTGGCGATGCTGGAATAATCGTATGGAATCGTACATACCACCTGTGCTATAATAATAACATGAAATACTGACAAGAACCGCTGTGGGTCGTCCCATGGCGGTTCTGTGTTTGCGGAGAAAGGAGCGTGATCCGATGCCATACAAACAGCGTACCCAGTGCCGCCACCCCGGCTGTCCGGTGCTGATTCCGGTGGGCAGCAAGTACTGCGACACCCATCGGCGGCAGCACAAGGAAACTGTGCGGAGTGCGGCGAGCAGAGGCTACACCAGCCGGTGGCAGCGGATCAGCAGACAGTATCTGCGGCAGCATCCCCTGTGTGTCCGGTGCGGCAGACCGGCACAGGTGGTAGACCACATCGTCCCCCACAGAGGCAGGGAGCAGCTGTTCTGGGACGAGAGCAACTGGCAGGCATTGTGCAAGGCTTGCCACGACAGGAAAACCGGCGAGGAGGACAGCTGCCCGACCTACGAGTATTAGGGGGAGGGGGTATCAAAATCTCTCCAAGGCAGGCTATGAAAAGACCGGCGCCCAACTCCGTGTGAGAGTTCGCAAAATGAAAAGAGGGGGGTATCCGGCGGAAAACGGCAGGAGGTGACACGAAATGGCAGGAAGAAAACCGAAACCCACGAGCTTGAAGGTGCTGGAGGGCAATCCGGGCAAGCGGCAGCTGAACCCCAACGAGCCGAAACCGGACGCATCTGTCCCGAAGTGTCCGGCGTGGCTGAGCAAAGAGGCAAAGCGTGAGTGGAAACGGCTTGTGCCGTTTCTGGAGCAAGCCGGACTGCTCACACAGGTGGATCGTGCCGCTTTCGCCGGCTATTGCCAGTCCTATGCCGACTGGGTGGATGCTAAGGCACACATTGCCGCAGAGGGCAGCACCTTCGAGACACCCAACGGCTATCAGCAGCAGACCCCGTGGGTGTCCATTGCACAGGCAAGTCTGAAAACCATGCTGAAATTCTGCACGGAATTTGGTCTGACACCGTCCAGCCGCAGCCGGATTGTGGCGGCAAATGCACCGGAATCCGAGGCGGACGACATGGAAATGCTGCTGGGCGGTGACGGATGATGGGGAAAAACGACCTGCGTCCGGCGGAATTCCCCCGTCTGGAGCACTACGAGCCGTCCGGATTCATGCTCCCCACGTCCCATTATGATGCCAAAAAGGCAGACCGAGCCGTGGCGTTTATCGAAAATCTCCGGCACACCAAGGGAAAATGGGCAGGCAAGCGGTTCTGGCTGCTGCCGTGGCAGGAGCAGATCATCCGGGACGTGTTCGGCATCGTCAAAGAAAACGGCAAGCGGCAGTTTCTCACGGCGTATGTGGAGATCCCCAAGAAAAACGGCAAGTCAGAACTGGCGGCAGCGGTCGCCCTGTACCTGCTGTACGGGGACAACGAACCGTCCGCCGAGGTGTACGGCTGTGCCGCAGACCGGCAGCAGGCATCTATCGTCTACGACGTGGCAAAGCAGATGATCGCACAGTCGCCGGCACTGGAAAAGCGGTCGAAGGTCATAGATTCCGTCAAGCGTGTGGTGAACTACAGCAATGCCGGATTCTATCAGGTGCTGTCCGCCGAGGTCGGCACCAAGCACGGGCTGAATGTGTCCGGTCTGGTGTTTGACGAGCTGCACGCACAGCCGAACCGGAAGCTCTGGGACGTTATGACCAAGGGCTCCGGCGACGCCAGAGAGCAGCCGCTGTTCTTCGCTATCACTACCGCCGGGAACGACCGGAACAGTGTGTGCTGGGAACAGCATCAGCTGGCACTGGACATTCTCCACGGCAGAAAGGCAGACCCCACCTATTATCCGGTGGTGTATGGCTTGCCGGACGACGCAGACTGGAACGACGAAAAGAACTGGTACAAGGCGAACCCTTCGCTGGGACACACCATTCAGATCGATCGTGTCCGGAATCTGTACCGGCAGGCACTGGACAATCCGGCGGACGAGAACAACTTCAAGCAGCTGCGGCTGAATATGTGGACATCTTCTACAGTGGGCTGGATCCCGGAACACGTCTTTGACTGGGGCAGCACGCCCATTGACATGGCGGCACTGGAGGGCAGAACGTGCTATGCCGGACTGGACTTGTCCAGCACAACCGACATCACGGCATTTGTGCTGGTGTTTCCGCCGGAGAACGAGGACGCACCCTACATCGTGCTGCCATACTTCTGGCTGCCGGAGGACACCCTCGACCTGCGTGTCCGGCGTGACCACGTCATGTACGATGTCTGGGAAAAGCAAGGGTACATCTGCACCACAGAGGGCAATGTGGTACACTATGGCTTTATCGAAAACTTCATCGATGCACTGGGACAGAGATTCCACATCAAGGAGATCGCCTTTGACCGTTGGGGTGCGGTGCAGATGGCACAGGACTTAGAGGACATGGGCTTTACCATGGTACAGTTCGGACAGGGCTTTCGTGACATGAGCCCGCCGTCCAAGGAGCTGATACGGCTGCTGCTGGAGAAACGCATTCAGCACGGCGGCAATCCGGTGCTGCGGTGGATGGCAGGAAACGCTGTCGTCCGGCGTGATCCAGCCGGGAACATCAAACCGGACAAGGAAAAGTCCACGGAGAAGATCGACGGCATCGTGGCACTGGTCATGGCACTGGATCGCTGTATCCGGCACAGAGATGATACAGAGAGCAGCGTGTACGATGAACGAGAATTGCTGGTTTTTTGAGGTGATGACACATGGGAATTTTTACAGGACTGTTCAAGTCCAGAGATAAGCCGAAGAACTACTACCACAGCCCGTCCTATGCCTATTGGTTCGGGCGGTCGAAAAGCGGTGCAGAGGTCAATCCCTTTACGGCGATGCAACAGTCGGCGGTGTACGCTTGTATCAAGGTGCTGGCGGAATCCGTGGCACAGCTGCCCCTGCATCTGTACGAGCGGACGGAACACGGCAAAGAGCCGGCAGTGCAGCATCCGCTGTACAAGGTGCTGCATGACCAGCCCAATCCGGAAATGACCTCGTACACGTTTCGGGAGGTGCTGATGACGCACCTGCTCATTTACGGCAACGCATACGCCCAGATCATCCGCAACGGTCGGGGCGAGGTGCTGGGGCTGTATCCGCTGGCGGCGAACCGTGTCCGGGTGGAACGAGAGGACAGCGGTGAACTGGTCTATCTCTACCGCCGCTATGATGATGCGAACCCTAATTTCAGGGAACAGGGCGAGATCCGGCTGTATGACTTTGACGTGCTGCATATCCCCGGCATGGGGTTCGACGGGCTGGTGGGCTATTCACCCATTGCTCTGGCACGGAACGCCATCGGTCTGGCTCTGGACTGCGACCAGTACGGCTCCAGCTTCTTTGCCAACGGGGCAGCACCCAGCGGCGTGCTGAAACATCCGGGCGTGCTGAAAGATCCTCAGAAGGTGCGTGACGCATGGGAAAAGGCTTACGGCGGAGCAGGGAACTCCCACAAGACCGCTGTGCTGGAAGAGGGCATGGACTACCAGCCCATTTCCATGACACCCCAGGATTCGCAGTTTCTGGAGACACGAAAGTTCCAGATCGAGGAGATTGCCCGGCTGTACCGGGTGCCGCTGCACATGATCGGCGATCTGGATCACGCCACGTTTTCCAACATCGAGCAGCAGTCCCTGGAGTTTGTGCAGTTTACGCTGATGCCGTGGCTGACACGGTGGGAGCAGGAAATTCAGCGTTCCCTGCTCCTGTCCCAGGAGGAACGGCGGTATTTCGCAAAGTTCAATGTAGACGGCATGCTCCGGGGCGACTATAACAGCCGGATGCAGGGCTATGCCACTGCACGGCAGAACGGCTGGATGTCTGCCAACGACATCCGGGAGCGTGAGGACGAGAACCGCATTCCGGCAGAGGAAGGCGGCGACCTGTATCTGGTGAACGGCAGCTTCACCAAGCTGAAAGATGCCGGTGCATTTGCAAAAAATGGAGGTGAAAGCAAATGAAGAAGTTTTGGAACTGGCTGCGGAACGATGCAGACGGCGAGAGCGAGCTGTATCTGGACGGTGCCATTGCCAGTGAGACCTGGTGGGGCGACGAGGTCACGCCTGCCGCATTTCAGGCGGAGCTGAAACAGCACACCGGTGATGTGACGGTCTGGATCAATTCGCCGGGCGGCGATGTGTTCGCAGCGGCACAGATCTACACCATGCTGCGGAATCATCAGGGCAAAGTCACGGTGAAGATCCACGGCATTGCCGCATCTGCCGCATCGGTGGTGGCAATGGCAGGGGACACCACGCTCATCAGTCCGGTGGGAATGCTGATGATCCACAATCCGTCCACCATGGCAGCCGGCGAGAAAAAGGACATGGAGCAGGCAATCGCCGTGCTGGAGGAAGTCAAGGAATCCATCCTGAACGCCTATGCGGCAAAGACCGGACTGTCCCGGAATCGTCTGGCAAAGATGATGGATGCGGAAACGTGGCTGAACGCCAACGAGGCAATGCGGCTGGGATTCGTGGACGGCATCCTGTTCGCCGAGGACGATCCAGACAAAAAGCCGGAGGAAGAAGAACCCGACGAAGAGCCGGAGGAGAATCCGGACGAACCCGACGAAGAGCCGGAGGAGCCGGACGAACCCGACAAGAAAGAACCCCCTGCACAGGCGTATTCCCGGAAACAGACGATGCAGTCGTTTCTGGCAAAGCTGGGGCAGAGCAAAAGCGACAGAACCGTGGACGCTGCACAGCTGCGTGCACGGTTGAACCTACTGAAACCGTAAGGAGGAAAAGCGAATGACTATGACAGAGAGAATGCAGCGTCTGACAGCACTCCGGCAGGAGCGTGCTGCAAAGTGGGACACCGCCAGAACATTTCTGGATTCCAAGACCCACAACGGCAGAATGAGCGAGGCGGACGCTGCCGCATATGAGACCATGGAAAAGGAACTGACCGATCTGGGCAACGACATTGCCCGTCTGGAACGTGCCAACGAGCTGGAGGCAGCTATGAATGCCGCCGCTGATCCCATTCTGGGCGAACCCCGCAGCGGCAAGGCAACCGGCACTGGCACAGCGTCCGCATCGTACAAGCAGGCGTTCTGGGATGCAATCCGGAACAAGCACTATACCGCTTCGGTGCAGAACGCATTGCAGGTGGGCACAGATTCCGAGGGCGGCTATCTGGTGCCGGACGAGTTCGTGCGCCTGTAAAAGGCGATGTTTACAGTAGATTAGGCTCTACACCGCACAGCAGAGCGGTTGTCAATCTGCCTAACCGATGACAGGAAACTGGACACGGGAACACAGCACGGCAGAAACGCAGGAAACGCCAAAAGGATATGAGGCGAGTAGTACCTGCAATGACAAGATAACATAAGGATAAGGCTGGATTGCCAAAGCAAAGGTTAGCTCCTTTTTCCGGGAAGGGTGTGGAAATTATCCTGAAACCACTTTCATGATTCCACCATAATATTGAATTCGTTATGGTGTCTGCTATAGGTCATGAAGCAAGCGTGAGACCACGTGAGATAAACCGAAATGCTATCCGACAGTTATCACTTGCCTATAAGCATCGTTAAACAGGGATTGCCTAAGTGGAAATGCCGAAAGGCTATGTCTATTCGAGACTGAATATTCCATATGGCAACGGAGCTTCCGTAGTAGTCCGAGGTGGGTAACGCCCACTACATGGCGAAGGGAAGCAGTTTGTTAATTCCAAAGTAAGAAGATGAAAGGGAGGAGAATCCTCATGAATCCAACATCGGAGATTTTGGAGCGTGTCAATAAAAGTTCCTCGGAACATCATGACGGAGTCTTTACAAGGCTCTTTCGCTACCTTCTGAGAGAGGACATTTATTTTGCAGCTTACCAGAAATTATATGCAAACAGTGGAGCAATGACTCCCGGAAGTGACAACGACACAGCTGACGGTTTTAGTGCTGAATATGTGTATGAACTGATTGAAGAATTGAGGTTAGGAAAGTACAAGCCGAAGCCTGTGCGCAGAGAATATATCAGGAAACAGAACGGAAAAATGCGCCCACTGGGTATTCCGTCATTTCGAGATAAACTTCTGCAAGAGGCGGTTAGAATGTTTCTGGAAGCAATCTATGAACCGTTATTTTATGACCAGTCACATGGTTTCAGACCGGAGAGAAGCTGTCATACAGCTCTAGACCAGATAAAGACAAATTTTCGTTCTGTAAAATGGTTCATAGAAGGTGACATCAAAGGTTGTTTTGACAATATAGACCATGCAGTGCTTATCAAGACGTTAGAAGTCAAAATCAAGGACAGCAGATTTATCAATATTATCAGAGCTTTCCTGAAAGCAGGTTATGTGGAAGATTTTCAATACCACACAACGCTCTCCGGTACACCGCAGGGTGGAATTATATCCCCTATCCTGGCAAATATCTACCTGCATGAGCTTGACCGAAAAGTCATGGAACTCAAGGAAAAGTTTGATAAGCAGTCTACACGACACCAGACACCGGAATATCTTCATTTAGCAAAAAGACGACAGACACTTCAGAAGAAGATTGACCGGGTAAAAGGTGAAGAACGTGAGCTGGCAATTAAGGAATATAAAGCGGTGTGCAGCCAAAAGCTGAAAACACCTGCCAGAATGTCCGACGATAAAAAGCTTGTATACTGCCGATATGCTGATGATTTTCTGATTGGAGTCAGCGGAAGTAGAGAAGACTGTGAAGAAATTAAGGAGATTCTGAGAGAAGTTCTATCAACGCAGTACCATTTAGAGTTGAGTGCTGAGAAAACAAAGATCACACACAGTGCTGAACGAGTACGTTTCCTTGGTTATGACGTTGCGGTACGCCGAAGCCAGAAGATAAAGAAAAAGGCAAACGGTGTTAAACAAAGAACGCTGAATAACTCTGTAGAATTAACTGTACCTCTCGAAGATAAGATCATGCAATTCTTGTTCAAAAACGACATCATAGAACAAAAGCCAAACGGAGAAATTTGGGCGGTTTGCGTTCCAAGATTAAGACATCTTTCGGAAGTGGATATTGTGAACAGGTATAATGCACAAATCCGTGGCATTTGCAATTATTACTGCTTAGCAGCGAATTATGATAAGCTGAATTATTTCCGTTATCTTATGGAATATAGCTGTCTAAAGACGCTTGCAAGCAAAAGCAACAGCACAACGAGAAAAATTATCCAAAAGTATCGTCATGACGGTAAATGGGCTATTCCCTATGAAACCAAAGGTGGTATCAATTATGCAAAACTCGTCTCGTTAGCTGACTGCAAAGCCGGTAAATTGATGTCCGATAAAGACCCATGGCAATACAAATCCTTTGACACGAAAAAGCTGTCGCAATATGTACGGCTAAGTGCAGGGGTATGTGAGCTGTGTGGTGATAATAGTGATTCCTGCTGTATTTATCATGCAGGTAAAATGAAGAATCTGAAAAGCACTACGGAATGGGGCAAGAAAATGCTTCACATGAGACGTAAAACGTTGATTGTTTGCCCGAAATGCTTCAAAAAGATTCACAGGGAACAAAATAAATGACATGTCAATAATGAATGGAAAGCCGTGTACATCGAGAGGTGTAAGCACGGTTTGGGAGGGGCTTTGTGCAAACCTGTCATCGAAAGATGATAAGGCGGCACACTGCTACCTCACGAGCGTCAGCTGATCGAGGCACTGGAGGAGGAAAACGTGTTCCGCACGCTGGCGACTGTGATCACCACAGCATCCGGCGACCGGAAGATTCCCATTGTCAGCGACAAGGGCGAGGCATCGTGGATCGACGAGGAAGGCACCTTCCCGCTGTCGGACGACACCTTCGGACAGAAGTCCCTGGGTGCGTACAAGGTGGGTACGGCACTGAAGGTTTCCACAGAGCTGCTCAATGATGCCGCCTTTGACCTGGAGGCGTACATCTCCAGAGAGTTCGGCAGACGGCTGGGTGCAAAGGAAGAGGAGGCGTTCTGGGTCGGTGACGGCAAGAGCAAGCCGACCGGCATTTTCAATACCACCGACGGTGCAGAGACCGGCGTGACTGCCGCATCGGCATCGGTGACATTTGACGATATGCTGGAGCTGTACTACAGCCTGAAAAGCCCGTACCGCAAGAAAGGCACATGGGCGATGAACGACGCCACCGTCAAGGCACTCCGCAAGGTGAAGGACACCACAGGGCAGTACATCTGGCAGCCGTCTGTGGTTGCCGGCGTGCCGGACATGATCATGAACCGTCCGTATGTGACTTCCAGCTACATTCCGGCTCTGGCATCCGGCAAGACCGGCATTGCCTTCGGCGATTTCAGCTACTACTGGATCGGCGACCGGCAGGGCATCACCTTCAAGCGTCTGGACGAGCTGTTCTCCATGACCGGACAGGTGGGCTTCCTGGCATCCAAACGTGTGGACGGCAAGCTGATCCTGCCTGAGGCGGTAAAGCTGCTGGCAGTGAAGTGATGGAGGTGCTGTATGGTGACGCTGGAAGAGGCAAAGAACTATCTCCGTG